CAGAGGAATATCGAGAGCCGCATGAAGACTTGCTCAAACTGCGGAGAAACAAAGCCTGAAAATTTATTTGTGCGCATGCAATGCAAATCATGTCGTAATCAAAAAATTATGGCTTGGCGCAAAGCAAATCCTGATAAATGCAAGGCTGCAAAACAAAAGTATTATTCATCTGAAAAGGGGAAGGCTCAGAAACGCAAAGAAGATGCTGCTTATGTCGCATCTGGGGGCAAAGCTCTATCGGAAGTAAGGCGGTCTGCAAAGCCCGTCTCTGAGGCTAGAAAACAAGCCAAATTGAAGTATCAATTGATGCGTCGATCTGGCGAAAAAGCACTTGATCCGTTTGATTATTGGGTGTTGATGGAAGCAGTTGCACTTACCAAGTTGCGCAGTCAAATGTGCGGCGGCAAGTGGCATGTTGACCACATTATTCCAGTAAGCAGAGGTGGTCTATGCACCCATGACAACCTCCAAGTTGTCCCGGCCTTTTGGAACCGGAGCAAATCCAACAAACATACCGGGCGATTTTTCGCTTGTGCATAAGGAGAAAACATGGCAACACAACGGATCGAAGAAGAATACAAGTTCCCCCACGAAAAAGACGAAGTGGCGGCTGAAGACAATTTTGAAGTCGAGGTCGAGGACGACACGCCTGAACAAGATCGTGGCAGAAAACCCATGAAAGAGAAGGTGGAAGACCCAACCGATGAAGAGCTTTCAACCTACGACGAGAAAGTTCAGTCGCGGATCAAGAAGTTCTCCAAGGGCTACCACGATGAGCGCCGGGCCAAAGAAGCTGCACTGCGGGAACGCGAAGCGGCAGAAACCTTTGCCAAACAGGTCTACGAGGAAAACCAACGTTTAAAAGGCCAACTCAAGACCGGCAGCGAGGTATTCATTGAGCAAAACAAATCCACTGCGCAGATGGAACTGGACGCAGCCAAGAAGAAATACAAGGAAGCATATGAGTCAGGCGACTCCGACGGCGTAGCCGAAGCTCAGATGCAAATCACTAAGGCAACCCTCAAGATCGACCGCGCAGAACAAATGCGTCCGATTGAGGAGCCTGATACACCCCCGCCCCGCTCAGAAACCAGAGTCACACCCCGCACTCAGTCATGGGTTAATGAAAACGCAGACTGGTTTGGCGTTGACGAAGAAATGACAATGGCTGCAATGGGGCTTGACAAAAAACTCAAAAGCCAATATGGTGACGGCTATGCGGGTACTGAAGAGTATTTTCGCACCATCGATAAAACGATGCGCAAACGTTTTCCTGAGCATTTTCAAGATGATCAGAGCCATGAGGATGATGACTCCTCCTATCAAAGTCAGACCCCGGACGAGGACGATAGACCGACCCGCCGTGCAACAAAAATTGCTTCTCCCGTAGCCCCGGCTTCGCGAAGCACACCACCCAACCGCATTCGACTTAAGGCATCAGAAGCCGCGATAGCTCGCAGGCTTGGGGTTCCCATTGAAGAATATGCGAAACAGGTTGCCAACTTAAAAAGGAATGCTTAATCATGGATGAAGTCAAACAAAACAGAGAACCGCGCGAAGTAAAAACCCGTGCCACATCTTTCCGTCCAACTTCATGGAGCGCCCCAGAGGCTCTTCCAATGCCAGAAGATAGACCCGGTTGGAAACACCGCTATATCAGGTTAAGTACGTTGGGAACAGCAGACCCCAGCAACATTTCGTCCAAGTTGCGCGAAGGATACGAACCCTGCAAAGCAGAGGATTATCCTGAGCTAATGATGCACGCTGCCATCGAAGGCCGCTTCAAAGGCGGTATCGAGATAGGCGGTTTGTTGCTCTGTCGCATCCCTGCTGAGTTCATGGAACAACGTGCTAAGCACTTTGAAGAAAAGAACAAAATGCAAATGGATTCGGTGGACAACAATTTCCTTCGTGAGAGGGACGCTCGATCCAATATGGCGTTATTCGCTGATAAGAAGTCGAATGTCACTTTCGGTTCTGGTTCTTAAATTTAGGAGTCTAAAATGGCTTACCCAACGGTAGATAAACCTTATGGTTTGAAGCCGATCAATCTATACGGCGGTACACCCTTCGCGGGCGCTACTCGTCAGTATCGGATTGCCTCGGCCTACAACACCTCCATCTTTTTTGGTGATGCTGTAGAAATGGTAAACACCGGCACGATTATCAAATCTGCCATCACGTCCGCCCGCGCAACTGTGACAACTTCACAAATCATGGGCGTTTTCATGGGCTGCTCTTACGTTAACGCGCAAGGTCAGGTCATTTTCTCTCAGTACTATCCTGCAAACACTACTGCTCCAACAGGTACAGTTATTACCGCTTATGTGTGTAATGACCCTAACACCTTGTTCAAGGCTGTGATTGCTACAGGTACTACTGCTGATGATGCAACCTCTGGTTTGTTGCCGTCATCTACCACGCAATTTACCGTTATTGGTACAAACGTGGAATTGGTTCAGAACACTGGTTTGACAGCTACAGGCGACAGCCGAGTAGCCGTTGCAGCGTCTGCAACCACAGGAACACTGCCCATGAACGTCGTTGACGTTGTGCCTGAGACATCTTATGTCAATGGTTCTGGCAACGTGGTGTTCCCCGAACTCATCGTTCGTTGGAACTTTGAGATTCATACAACCACTATCGCCTCTGGCGTTTAAACAGGAGCTTAAATCATGGCTATTTCACGCGCACAACTGCTGAAAGAGTTGCTCCCCGGATTGAACGCTTTGTTCGGTATGGAGTATGCTCGCTACGGTGAAGAACACAAAGAAATCTACGAAACTGAGACTTCTGAGCGTTCTTTTGAAGAAGAAACCAAACTGTCCGGCTTTTCTGCTGCACCAGTCAAAAACGAAGGTTCTGCCATCGCTTATGACAATGCACAAGAGGCATGGTCAACCCGCTATACGCACGAAACCATCGCCTTGGGTTTCTCAATCACTGAAGAAGCGATTGAAGATAACTTGTACGACAGCTTGTCGTCTCGTTACACCAAGTCATTGGCTCGCGCTATGGCTTACACCAAACAGGTCAAGGCTGCTGCCGTCCTGAACAATGGCTTTAGCTCTAGCTACCCCGGTGGCGACGGCGTGTCTTTGTTTAATACCAGCCACCCCTTGATTACTGGCGGTGTCAACAGCAACACTCCCTCTACCCAAGTTGATTTGAACGAGACTTCTTTGGAAGCCGCCGTTATCCAGATCGCTGCTTGGACTGATGAGCGTGGTTTGTTGATTGCAGCCAAGCCTGTCAAGATGATTGTTCCTCCAAACTTGATGTTTGTCGCTAAACGTTTGTTAGACACCGAACTGCGTGTGTCTACAGCGGACAACGACATCAACGCCATCAAGCAAATGGGTGCAATTCCCGGCGGCTACACTGTCAACCACTATTTGACAGACACCAACGCTTGGTTCTTGACTACAGACGTACCAAACGGTCTGAAGCACTTCGTTCGTTCACCGCTGGTCAACAGCATGGACGGCGACTTCGACACTGGCAACGTGCGTTACAAGGCCCGTGAGCGTTACAGCTTCGGCTGGTCTGACCCTCTGGGTATGTTTGGTTCTTCAGGTACTGCCTGATAACCAAAAAGAGGAAAGGAGCTTCGGCTCCTTTTTTCTTGTTTAAACTCTTGTTGACTGCGTTTAAATGGTGTATATTGCAATCATTCCGGGGTTCTCCGGTGTATCAAACAGTCCCGGCTGACGACATGCAGATTGATACACCTCCACTTGCATGTAAGGAAAAAACATGGCACGCACTACGTTTCAAGGCCCAGTCCGTTCAATGGCTGGCTTCTATTCCCAAGGCCCAAATACAGTTGTTAATCTTGCCAACGGCACAAACACCGTTACGCTTGATGTTGCCACATACGCAGGTAAGGTAATTCGCACCAACGATGCGACTTTGATTATTACCCTGCCAACCATCAACGCAACAGCAAACCCTACTTCTAGCGGCCCCGGTCAAGACCCCAACACTTTGAACAATGTTGGCACGACCTACACATTTTTTGTAGAAACCGCCGCAACTGCCGTGGCTATCAAAACTGACGGCACAGATAAATTTGTTGGCTCGCTGCTATTGGTAGCAACCGATGCTTCTGGTGCAGCCACTGGTTATGCTCCCGCAGCAGCAAACGATGTCATTAACTTGGACGGCACTACCACTGGTGGAGCAGCAGGTTCTTGGATTACCGTGACTGTTTTGGCTTCTTTGAAGTACTATGTCACAGGTGTTTTGCTTGGTTCTGGTACTGTTGCCACACCGTTTGCAAATTCCTAATTAGGAGCGGCTCATGCAATATGATGTCCAGTCAACGCGACTAACGGCAGACGGACAAGCGGTTGACTACCGTGTCCGTGTAAAAGCTGTATATGGTCTTGCGGGGGCAAGCGCAGGGTCGGTTAAGTTCTATGATGGAACGAGTGTTTCAGGCACACTGAAGCTTGAAATTGACACCCCCGCAGGCACGGCAAACACGTTTCTTCTACCCATCCCCGGCGAAGGAATTTTGTTTGCCACAGGCGTTTACGTTGATGTGACTAATATCACAGGCGTGACGATTGTGTATGGCTAAGTCCCCCGCATGGCAGAGGAAGGAAGGAAAGTCCGAGAAGGGCGGCTTGAACGCCAAAGGACGAGCTTCCTACAACGCAGCAAATCCGGGGAAACCCGGGTTGAAACCGCCTCAGCCACAGGGCGGCAGTCGCCGCGACTCCTTCTGCGCCCGGATGAAAGGCATGAAAGCCAAGTTGACCAGCGCCAAAACCGCAAACGATCCAGATTCAAGGATTAACAAGAGCCTTCGTGCGTGGAACTGCGCAGATGGTGGATACGTCAGCAGTGCTGATGGTTGTGCCACCCAAGGCAAAACGAGAGGTAGGTTTGTTTAAATGGGCATAAAACTACATGATGTTTCGCCAGTAGCGGCTATGTTTACGGGTAAGGGTGAAATGGGCAAGCTCATGGCGCAAGGTGTCGGTGGCGTGATTCCTGCGACAATTGCAAAAGATGCACAGAAAGCGGAAGAAGACCGCAAAAAACTTGAAGCCTCTTATTACGCGCCGCGAAACATGAAAAAGGGTGGCAAAGTTTCTTCCGCTTCTGCCCGCGCCGATGGCTGTGCCGTCAAAGGTAAGACCAAGGGCAGGATGGTCTAATGGACATCGCAACAATCTGGTCTGCTGCACTGTCCCTCATCATGGGGGCATTGTGGTTTTTTATCCGCGAGAAGTTCGAAGATGTCAAACGTATTGAGCGCCTGCTCAATATCACACGCGAGGAGATTGCCCGTGATTACGCAACTAACGCAGAGGTTCAGAGAATTACTGACCACATTGACCAGCGGTTTAACCGCCTTGAAGCAAAAATTGACCAGCTTATTCAAGCGGGGAAGTAATGCCAGCAACAAGTCTTAAGCAAAAGAAATTCATGGATGCTGCGGCGCACAACCCGGCATTTGCGAAGCAGGCAGGTATCCCGCAGAAGGTTGCAAAAGAATTCAGCGGGGCAAGCAAGGGCATGAAGTATGGGCCAAAAACCCGCGCTGATTCTCAGACAGTCAACAAACCAAAGACCAATCAAGGTAAACAGGAACTTTTTAAAGAAGGTGGAACTATGGCAACGAAAATGAACCCCGGTTTTATGGCAATGATGGCTAAGAAAAAAGCTGGAGCCAAATCAGAGATGCCTTCTAAGATGGGCAAGCCCACCATGAAAAAAGGTATGGACACTGCCAAAGACGGCATGAAGAAAATGGCTAAGGGTGGTGGCATTGAGGCCAAAGGTAAAACCAAAGGCAAAATGGTCAAAATGAACATGGGCGGCAAAGCCTGCTAAGGAGTAGATCATGGCAAAGAACGCTGGAAGATTGGCTGGACTTGCTGCGCTTGCTGGCGCAGCCTACATGATGTCCAAGGGTAAGGATGCAAAAGGCCCTGCTGCAACTGCTGACGAAGAAAAATCGTCTAAAGCCCGAACAGACGCGCAAAGAGAAGCCGTGTCTGGTGCTAAAAAAGCTGAAGCTGCAAAAGACGAAAATTACAGTAATGAAGGCTACAAAAAGCCAGAAATTAAAATTGAACCTAAATCTGCCCCTGTGTCCAAGCAATCTGTTAAAGCAAAAGAGCTTCCAAAGGCTGACTTGCGGGATGCGGAAGCGGTCAACAGTCGTGGCTCAAGATCAAAATCTTCTGGCACTTCATCTTCTTCTGAAGAAGGCATGAAAAATTACAAGTCCCGCGCAGGTTCTCTTGCTGGCGCAGGTAGAGGCTCCGTAAACCCGCCGCCTGTTACGCCTCAGCAATCAGCGCGTGATGCCGAGGCTGGCATGAGTCGCGGAACTCGCACCACGTCAACCGCTGGCGCTGGTCGCGGTTCTGTCAGTCCTCCTGTAGTCAAACCTTCCGGCCCAAGGGATTCAGAGTCAGGCATGAGCCGTGGCACACGTCCTCCCGTGGTTGGGGGTGGTCGTGGCACTGTCAATCCAGCGTCCGTGACACCGCAACAATCTTCACGGGATGCAGAGGCTGGCATGTCTCGCGGTCGTCGCGAAATGACTCCCAGCCCCGGTCAGTCTCAGGTTGATACCGTTCGTAGATTGCAGTCTGCCGCCCGCGTTCCTTCTAGTCGTGCTGGTATGCCCGGATACGATGAGGCTGGCAATCCCATGAAAAAAGGCGGCGCAGTCAAGATGGCTTCTGGCGGTATGACGGCATCCCGCCGCGCTGACGGGATTGCATCTCGCGGCAAAACCAAATGCAAAATGTATTGAGGTGAATCATGACTGAAGACGAAAAGAAAGCGGCTAAGTACCGTCAAGAAGCCAAAACAGGCGGCACTGACGCTCCTGTTCCTCAGTCAGTTATTCAAGAGGCGGCTGACAAAAAGATGCAAGAGAA